GAAGGAAGCGGTACTCTTCCATTGCCATTTTTTTTAGCTCAGGAAAGTCACAACGTACCCTTTTAGCATCTAATAGCATGATTTCATCAGCATTTTCATCGCCCCTGTTGAATATCGCCCAAGTTGTTATAGCTGAATAGTCGGCGGTTTCTTTTCTTGAAAAAGCCGTATCGTAGCTCTGTATAACGTAAGAATAAGGAGGTATATCTTCATCTTCCCAGCGGTTCCACCATTCCCTTTTTACTATAGATCCTTCCTCCGCTGTAGGATTTTGCATCCATTGTGCGTTCCACTTAGATATAGGCAAAGATGCTTTTACACTTAATAACTCGTCCTTTTTCCAAAACTCCGGCCATAAAGGTTGTTCTGATTCTGGCATGATTGCCGGAAACTCAACCACTTCCCATTGATCCGCAAACTCGTCTGATTGTTTTCTCAGCACGTTACCAACCAGATCTTTGGTGCTCCATCTTGTCATTACTATCACAATTATTCCGCCAGGCTGTAAACGCTGTCTAGGACCAGACGTGTACCATTCGTAAGCAGATTCCATGGCTTTTGGTGACATAGCATCTTGTTCAGAGTGTGGATCGTCAATAATTAATAGATCCGCACCACGACCTGTTATTGCACCACCCACACCAGCGTAGAAAGATTCGCCCTCTTGGTTTGTGGTCCATCGACCAGCACTTTTATTATCTGCCTGGAGCTGCAAATTTGGGAAGATATGTTGATATTCTTCACTATCTATTATGTTTCTAACTCTTCTACCGAAACGCACTGCAAGTTCAGCCGTGTGTGTTGTTTGTATTATTTTGAGGTTGCCCTTTCTACCCATCATCCAGGCTGGAAAAAAGGTTGATGCAAACTCTGATTTAGAGTGTCTAGGTGGCAAACAAACAATAAGTCTTTTTAGTTTTCCCTCTGCTATGCGATTAAATTTTTCAGCAATTATTTTGTGGTGTCTGCCCTCTATAAAATCAGGCCACATGTGATTTACAAAAGATATAAAATCGTTTTGGCAAGAGTCTTGTTTTTCAAGTTGCTCGTATCTGTTAAGTAGTGCTACTGCCTCCGCCTTATCCGTCTCAGACAGAATATCAAAGTCTTTATAAGAAACTTCGCTCATAGTCGAGTTAGGTGGTCAGGTAGTGACGTAAAACCACCCAACTCTAAACGCCCATAGCGTCTGTGGGTAGTATTACATATCGTCAAACTTCGTGCCATGGTTCATCTTTGAAAAGTAAACTTTCGGCTTCACGTCGTCTCATTAAACCATCACTGACTACCTTCTCGCCATTTACAGTTACTTTGTTCCATCGTTTCATTTCACTTGGTACTTTTTGGTACTCAGAATTATTCAAAACTTTCAAAAGTGTTGAATTACGCATGGCGTTTTCACCGATGTTGAAGCACCAGGCTACAATCGAATCGAATTGATTTTGTGTTAATGGCACTTTAACACATTCATTAACCGCTTCTTCAAAGTCAGCCACGTCCTCTAATAACAAAGCATCGGCTCTTTCTTGTGATATTTCCATACCCATTTCAACGCCACGAGTGCTTCCAAATCCAATAGTGGGTACGTTTGCTTGACATAAGTAGGAGGTTAAAGAGCACCCCTCAAAGCGTTTGATAAGTGCTAAACCTTCTTGTGAAATTTCCATTTTTTCCATATTAGTTTCCCCATATTTTAGTTTTTGTGCCGCCGTGATAATCGACAGCAAGTTTTTCTTTTTTAAGCAAATCAGCGACATTACCTTTTTCACAAAAGACATCCGCTAATACTCTTCCATATTTATCTGTCCCATAAGATTTAATTGTTATATCTCCGACTAACCATTCTTTCAGTTTTTGTTTTGCTAGTAAACCAAGTTCTTTCTCTTTTGCTCTTTCCGGGTATCTTTTAATATTTATACGGCTCTCCGGGGTATCAATCGCATTTATACGGACGGCTTTGTTGTGTAATTGCACCGAAAATCCGAGATCTATGGTTTGTAGCCGGATAGTGTCTCCATCGGTTACAGAACGCAAAGTGCATTTATAAACAAAAGCGTCTGGTGATTTAGTCATTTTTAGGTTGCTCAGTAGTAACTTTTCTGTAATAAACTACAACGTCTTTTAGTTCCGTTATGTACCTTTTTATTTCTTGCATGTTGTAGGCCATTACCTCGTAATCAGGTATTGTCATAGCTAAAAAAACCAGCTCGCCCTCTTGCTCCTCTATCCTAGCTAATTGTTCATCTTTGTTCTCTGGCGTAACTGCTATCCATTGTGGCTGCTTGAGATCTATTTCTCTAGGCATAATAGGTTGCACTATTTTTCTTTCAATAGGCTTGGCTGAAACTTGTATCTGTTTAGTTGGAATTAGGCTGCAACTGCAAGCCATCATCGAGATCATCAACAGTGCCGCTAATTTTCTCGATGTCCTCCATGATATGTTTTGTACCATTGTTTATTTTCCTCTCCATTTCAGTTGGATCTGTCAAAATTTTAGCAGTAAGCTCATAATTTTGTATAAATTGTGTATAGCGATTCAGCTCTCTTTGTGCCGCTTGGCTTTTTACAGTAAGGTCCTGTAGTTGTTGTGTCTGTAGCTCAAAGTCGGCTTGTATGGATTTAATTGCCTCTTCTTGTGTAGCAACAGCTCCTTCTAAGACGGCGTTGTTTGCTTGCAAAATCTGGTTCTGACTAAAAAAATAATAACTAGCTACTGCTAATACTATTATTATTCCTATTAATACTTGTTGCATGGTTCGTCACTACCTCAGTATGATTAGTTAGCCAAAGGGTTCTTATTGCTGTCTTCTAGTTCTTCTATATCTAATTGCATGCGCTCAACACTGAGAGTCAAGCCAGCTATACTAGCTTTCAAGTCGCTATTGTCGGGTATGACCAAGCTATCTATAGATTTATTAATATACTCGACCGATGTTTCTATACTGGCAAATCTTTCTTCAATTACCTTCTGTGCGTTTTCTGTATCTCCTATCCCACCTATTTGTGCCTCTAGGTTTTCTAACCTATTCACATAAGTAGCTCCTGTGTAACCAAAACCAGCTAGGGTTGCTACGATCGATGCCAAAGCTATAAGTTGTGCTAATTTAGATTCTAAAAAGTTCATAGGTTCACCTGTTCATCTATTATATTTTGCATTTTATTTATGCTTGTATTCGACAGATTGTAATATGCACCGCTGTTATCATCAATCTTTGCGTCAGAATAAATAACCTTACTTTCATACCACAAGTTTTGATCTGGTAAGGTAAAATCTTTGTATCTGTCGAATCCTGGCACATAACCTAGATACGCAACAAAAGCTGTTTGATCTGCATACTCTCCAGACTCTTGTTGCTCTTGCTCCATGTCTTCTTGTTCTTGTTTTAGGTTGTTCGCAATAATTTGATCTGCGATTTGGTCTGCCTCAGAGGATGTCATAACATTAGATGTAGCAGATAAAATTTGACCTTGTATATCACTAATTTGCACATCCGACATAATAGAATCGTCTAACGTAACCAAAGGAGTTATTGTTATAGAAGTGCCACCTATAACATCGGCTCCATCACTCATTTGCAAAACTGTATTGTTTTGCACATTTGCTGACAATATTTGATCCGATATAGATGGAGAGGACGAAGTGCTTATGCCGCCTGTTTGATTTACCTCTGTATTACCCGCATTGTTTTGTGTGGTGTAGCTGTCTGACGCAGTTCTTAAAGTTTGTGCTACTACCCTCAAAGCTCTTGATATGCTGTTTCCTTTTGGATTTTCCTCAAAAGTTTCAACAATTTCTTCTATAAGTTCTTCGTCTAATATTTCTTCAATCTGTTCTTCGACTTCTTCTTCTGCAATTAATTCTTCTATGACTTCTTCTTCTATGATTTCCTGTATTATTTCTTCTACTACTTCTTCCTCAAGTATTTCTTCAATATCCTCCAATATTTCGTTTTGTGCAAAAACTTCAATCAATTCCTCTGCGTCAAATACATCTACAACATCAACATTACTGACGATAGATACGCTTTCAATAATTGGATCGTATGTGTCCAACACATCTATTATTGGATCTATAAATAATTCATCATCAGAGAAAAAGTCAAAATCAAAATCATCAAATACATCTTCTTCAACAAAATCCTCAAAAGGTTCTGTGAATGAGACGATCTCCTCTTCTGTAATTTGATACGTCTCTGGTTCGTCAAATCCAGTTTGTGTAACCAATACTGCGATCACCTCTGGTATATAACCAGAACATGTTGGACTGTATTGTGGATCCTGGTCACATTCAAAATCACGCAAAGCCTGTTCATAGCCTGAGCACTCAGTAGAATACAAAGCATTGATTCCACACTGTTGGGCCAGATAAGCCTCTGCATAACCCTCGCAACTACTATCATTTAAGGGATTGCTACAGTCTATGCCGTTACCAGCTCCAGATCCGTATAAGCTACCACCATTTTCTAAAAGAGTGTTAAAAGAAGTAGCGTTCCAATTTTGATTAACGCATGAGTTTGAGTTGGTTGTACCTGTGTTACATTCGTCGTGAAATAAGTATGTGTAAGAATTGTTTTGGTTTGATCCGACTTCACCAATCAAAACATCGTGGTTGATGATATCAAGTTCTCTGTAACGAAAATCAAAAGAGTTATTATT